CCGGCGAGTTTCCCAGTCACGATCGGCGATTGAGGAGCGCGATCTGCTCGAACGCGGATTCAGTCTTGCGGTGATTGATGCTGTGAAGCTACTGACGCGCAAGAACGGCCAGCCTTACAAGACCTATGTCCGGGTGATCTGCGATGAAGCTAGTCGAGGATCGTTCACTGGGCTACTCGCCGGTTGGGTCAAGCTCGCGGACGCTCTCGACAACCTCCACCCCGTTGGACTCGACGAAGCTGGGGGAATGGCCCGGGACCGCTACATTCCCACCATCGCCAAGATCAGCGCCGCTCTCGGAATCGTCCATCCCCAGGATTTCGTCTGGTAGAGTAGGCACAGGCGGAATATCTGCCGGGCGAAGGACATCATCAAACGCCGGATCCCACTCGCGTTCAAGGTCGCGAACAGCATCATGAAGCCGCTGAGACGCGGTGTCATATGCGCCGAACACGCGATCCCACTGGGCGCGAGTAGGCTCCCGGCCCTTTCGAACCATATGCTGGACTTCCAGCAAGAGATCAACGTGCGCCTCTGAAACAGGAGCGACAGTGTTCAGGATCGCGAGAAGCCGAAGGACAACTTCATGGGAGGTGACAGGAATAGCCATAGGGGGTTCCTTTTACCGGAGGTAAAGCTCGGCGATAAGCACGAGCAGGGCGGCCGTGGCCTGTTCAAGAGCTGCGTCCCGTTCGGCAGTACTCGGCTCATCAAGGCGCGCGCGAATGGTCGCGATGACAGGGCCTACCTGATTGTTCACTGCAATGAGTGCTCGACAAGCTTCAAGGGAGGCGTTCGGACTTTCGCAGTAGACGGCTGCGGCATCCACCGCAAGCGCATACTCCCCAATCGCCGCGTATGCACGCTGATCGGGCGTCTCGCCCTGAAGGGTCACACACCCCAGGGACAGCGAAAGGACGAGAGCAACAAGAAGCCCTCGCATTAGAGCTGACCCTTACCGAGCTTCGAACGATTCGCGGCACGATCGACGAGGATCCAGCACCAGCCGCTCTGGTTCGTGCCAGCGGCGGCAACTTGGAAAGTCACAACGCCCGTGCGTCCGTCAAGAACGTGAGCGTTCACGAAGTCATCATCAAGGTCATCGCCCTGCCACGCAGCCGCCAGCACGTTCTTGTAGCCAGTCGTCCACGTGTCTGCGTCGTCAATGTCCGAGAAATACTCAATCACCAGGGCCGCGTTGCGGCGATCCTGAACGGCAGCCTCAGAGCCGGCCGCCAGAGCAGTCGAAAGAACGTCGGTCGCCTCAAGGGCGTTCGCGAGATCGGATCCGACAACTTCCGTGAAAGAGTCGATTGCGGCAACACCAGTGGTCGCCGGGGTCTTAGCTGCCATTCGTAGCATCCTCCGAGTCGGGGCTGGGGACAGCCTTCAGGTGGGGAGCTGCCTTCTGATCCGCCTTTCGGGCGCGGTCGCGCACGCCCACGATGACGGCAAAAATGCCTGCGAGGCCGGCAATCACGGAGCCGACGCCCTCAATCAGGGCTGCCTGCTCCTCTGGGCCGATGCTGAAGCCGAGTAGCGGGGCCAGACCGGCGAGCATGACCACGACGGCGGCGATGAGGGGCTTGTTGGGCACGATTTCGGGCCTCCGATGGGAAAGGGTTGTGGATGAGGTTCAAAGGCGGCTGGATTCGGGCCAAATCTGGCCGCTCCTACGACGGACAGCGACACCCAGTACCCTGGGGCCAGTCTGGCGGTGAAGGCCTTAGAAGCCAGCACAGGCGGCCGGATGGTGGGCGTGACGTTTTGGTCACGGTAGAGATCCGGAAGCGGGCCTGCACTATGAATAAAGGCAGCCGGCAAATCTGATGGACCGTCAGGCCAGCGACTGCCCTATCCGGGCGGGTCAGGCTCGCGGGCGCTCGCTCTTTACACGGTCAGGCCCTGCTGTAGCTAACTTCCCATAAAGACTACTTCCCGTGTACTGCCTTTACTAAGTCTGACTCTAGAAGTACTACTCTAGGGTTCATCTTCATGGGTTCAGAACTTCATGGGTTCAGAACTTCATGGGTTCAGAACTTCATGGGTTCAGAACTTCATGGGTTCAGAACTTCATGGAGTCGGTACTTCATGGAGTCGGTACTTCATGGAGTCGATCACTCTTGGATTCAAGCTCATGGGTTCATACGTTAGAAGCTACTCTTTATAAAGGCAGAGGCCCCCTCGCTTTCGACAACCCAAGGAAATATAACGCTCAATACAGCCGTTAGAGCCTGTTGGCACAGGAGTTGCACCTCAATCGGCTCTCGTAACTACTTGAAAGGATTGCGAATGCAGACTTTTTTGCCTGAGGCCTCATTTTTTCTGACCGTCGGCTATCTCGACATGCGGCGGCTAGGAAAGCAGAGGGTTGAGGCCTTTCAGCTTCTCTGTGCGCTGGGGGACGAATGGGCGCTGGAGGAGAGAAATCGACGGAACCCTACGTGCGAGATTCTCGGAGACGGCTGGAAGAACCACCCGGCAGCTCGAATGTGGGCTGGATGTGAGTACGCTCTCGGAATCTACATGAACTTCTGCATCGAGGAATGGGAAGATCGAGGCTACAAGAACACGATGGCCCAGTACCCTGGGACTTTCGGAATCCACGGGCTGCACATCAAGTGGCCGAGCTGGCTTGGAGACGAAGAGTTCCACCTGTCCCACAAGTCGAACCTCGTCCGGAAAGATCCAAAGCACTACCGGAGGTTCTGGCCGGATGTTCCGGATGATCTGCCGTACGTTTGGCCGGTGCCAGCGTGAGCTGCCCAATGTGCCGACTCTATAAGCTCTATCTTCGCTGGAAGTGGATCATTTGGTACGACTACCTGCATGATCTGTTCTACGTCTTCGAAGTTTGCTCATGGTGTGGCGGCCACGGTTTGGAGCTTCGCGGATATGGAGACGTCCAAGACTGCCGCGAATGTCTTGGCTGCGGGCGATTTCGGAAGTCCCGCTGGAGGAGGGACGCATGACCACCGCTGACCAGCAAATCCACCTCGAAGGTCTACTTTCGGCTGCACGCGGCGCCCGGAACACGTGCTTGGAGTGGCTGCCTGAAGCTGAACGCTCAACAACTCCTGGTGTCGGCTCCGAAGGGCCTACGACGTGGGAAGATAACCTACGAGAACGAGCTGAATCAAGCCCTGAGGCAAACGTTCTGCTTGAAATCTGGCAGCACGCTCGTGATGCTGCCTGGGTGTACCTGATCGAACTTCGGGTGCCTGAGTACTACACTATCCTGTTTCGGAAGCAAGCTCCACAATATCGGTGGATCAAGTCCGACGACATCCAGGCGGAGGTAATGTTCCTGCTGCCTTTCTTTATAGAGCGGTACCCCGGCAAAGAAGGCGGAACCTTCCAGAGATACGCAGCTCGGGGTATCCTTCAGAGGCTGCGTGTGTGGGCTGCTCAACAGGGCCCTGTGCAGGTGCCCGAAAAGGTGGCACGAAACTTGAACCTGAAACGTGTACGAAAAGGCGCTGAGGAAATTCTGGCGCCAGAACAGGAGAGAGAGGATCATCAACATGGCGAAGAATGAAACCACCAAGACCGACGCTCAGCTCGTCAAGGATGTCGAGCGAACAGCGAAGGCTTTCGCGAAGGCTTTCGATGCTGCTCGCGAAGCTGGCCTGGAGTGCCAGTCTTTCCGTGCAGACGACATCGTTCATGAGCTGAACCAAGATGGACTGGACTTCACTCGGGAGTTCGAGATCGCGCCGTTCAAGCCGAGTTCCGGCGACGACGACCTGAACGCGGGGATCTTCTAGAATGGCTAATCCCAAACTCGTCACTCCGATCGGAACTCTGCTGTATGGCTCGGGGCTTCAGGAGGCCTCGGACTACAACGGCAACGGCAACTTCAAGTTCCAGGCGAAGATCGTCCTGACAGGTGCAGCCGCCCAGGAGTTCTTCGAGGAGCTGACTACGATCACACAGGATCATGCTGGTGTCGATCCTGACAAGCTCCAGCATCCGATCGCCGAGTGGGATGAGTCTCACGACAAGCTGACGGTCCGGCTTTCGACCAAGGCCTCCGGGAAGACGAAGGATGGCGAGGAGTTCTCCCGCCGACCTGTGTTCTACGAGGCCCTGGAAGACGGCACGATGGCTCCGTGCGAGCGTGTGAACACGAATGACGTGAAGCTGTTCAATGGCACCCGCGGGCAGGTGGCAATCAATGCCTACTGTTGGAAGACTGGCGCAGGAACTGGCGTCACCCTTCAGCCGACGGCCGTTCGCCTCACGGAGATCGTGGAGTTCAAGGAAATGCTCCCGACGGAGGAGTATCACGCCAGCCTGTTCGACGGGAAGGTGGGCGAGAACGCGCAGGCTGCTCCCGATACCGGAGAGGAGTTCTGAGATTGGATGCTTTTGCCATCCTTCTCACGCTAGCCGCAGTCGTCTTGGCTGTAGCTTGCGTGATTACGACAAGTCGGTTTCCGTGACCGTCGCAACCTCGCTCCGGGCGTTCCTGCGCATCGTCTACCTCGGGATCTGGGTCATCCTCGGATGGTCAGTCCTGGGGGCGGCGTTCGCGCAGGGCCCCGGGCGAGCTACGACCACGCTCCACTTCTCGATGGCTCCGGTGTCTGCTCCAGTCATCAAGCCTGGGGAGTTCCTGAGGTGTCACTGGGCCGGCCGGATCGTCCCCGAGCGCGAGGAGTTTCTGGAGACGCCGTTCTACCCGTCGTTCCCGGCTCATGCGGAAGCAGGCTACTACTGCGCGTTGTGTGATGTCTTGGGATGCCCCGAGCCGCATCCCGTGAACGTGTCTTTGGAATGGCAGTACGTGTCCCCCGGAGACTGTAACTACGACGGGCGTACGAACATTCATGACATCAACTGCACTATCTGGGCAGTAACTGAGGCGGCGTTCTAAGGATGGCCCGCCGACCCCGCCGATGTCAACCTGTCGTCGTCGATGGAATCCGGTTCAAGTCGAAGTACGAAGGGGCTGTGTATGAAGCTGCGAAGGCCGACGGGCACGCCCTGGAGTATGAGACTGAGCGGATCAACTACACCCTCTGGTGTGTGTACCGGCCGGACTTCAAGCTGCCGAACGGCGTCCTTGTTGAAGCAAAGGGAGCGTTCCCGGCCGACGATCGCCGGAAGATGATCGCAGTGCGTGATGCCGGGTGGGACGTGCGGCTACTGTTCCAGAACCCGAACAACAAGATCCGCAAGGGCGCAAAGACGACTGTAGCCCAGTGGGCTGAGCAGAATGGTTTCACGTGGGCTGAGGGGCCTACGATTCCTGAGGAGTGGTACGAAGATGGATCTGCTGGCTGACTTGTTTCATTCGATCCTTCGGGTGGCTTGGATTGGGTTCCTTGTCGCCGTCGGTGTCAACGTGTTTCGGTTCTTTTCGTAATGAACGCTCTACAGGCTGAGATTCTACTGGCGGCAGTGACAGATGCTCAGCTTGACTTCGAGATCGTCGAAGAGGGCTCCGAGTTCTTTCTGAGGGGCATTCTGAAGTCTGACCCTGAGCACAAGACCCGGAAGTGGCGTCTGAGCACGCACATGACTGACAGTGAAGTCGTCCAGACGGCGCTGAAGTGTTCGCTGACTTCGGCAGAGCATGAGGCTCGTGAAGGCTTCAAGTTTGCGGGTCGGGCTATCTTCGGTCCGCACCACGATATCCGCCTGCTGTGGTTGATCTCTGATTTCGTGGACGCTCGCGAGGATCCGTCGGAATGAAGCGTAGAGGCACCAAGCAGCACGCCCAGCCGGGTGAAACGTGGGGCGACTGGACTCTCATCCGACGCTGCGGTGTTCACGTCGTCGATGGCGGTGTAGTGTGGTGGGCCCGGCGTCCTGCGACTACCCGGCCCGGTGAGATCAATTTCGTCGTCGTCCGGCACCGCAACAAGGCGCGTGTGGCTTGGAGGGTCAATCCTCGGTACGTGATTACCGAAGAAGAGGAGTCTGCGTTCCAGAGCTGGCACTGTATGTTGAAGCGGTGCTACCAGCCGACGACCAACGGATTCGAGGCATACGGCGCGCGCGGCATCCGCGTAAAGCCGAGCTGGCGCCCGGACTTCTACGGCTCTCCGCACCGATGCACGGGTACCTCAGAAGAGCGGAAGCTGGCGTTCGAGGCATTCATTGCCGACGTTGGTATGCCTCCTGCATTTGGAGAGTTCAACATCGATCGCGTCGATCCGCGTGGCAACTACACGCCCCGGAACGTCCGGTGGCTGCCTCGGGAGCTGGATGGCCCTGGGCGCCGAGACGAAGACGCAATCCAGGCCGAGCTAGACCGGAAGGGACTGGGCGGCCGCATCTACACGGGAGAGGAATCATAAATGAACAAGCACCCGGCACGACTCATCAACGAGGACGAGAAGAAGCGGCTGAAGGTCAAGATCCTCGCGAAGAAGGTTCTGGACGGCAGCGAAGAGGCGATGGAAGAGTTCCTGACGTGGTATCGTGCGTCCGAGGAGCTTTTCAACACGAAGGCTGCGCTGAACAATCTGGAGCAGCGACTCAAGAAGCCGTTCGAGCAGTCCTGATGGGCGCCGCCGAGAACCGCGCCAAGAGCGCGAAGATGGCCGCTGACATGAAGCAGCGAGGCGAGATTCGCCGGACGCAGCGGTGTAGTCTGTGCGGAAAGACTGTCGCCGTCGGTAAGGCCTACCAGAATCACGTAGGCGCGAACTGCAAGGGGAAGTGAAGTGGCTGATTTCGTAGGCCATGAGCCGTGTCCGGCTTGCGGCTCTAAGGACAACCTCGCGCGTTACTCCGACGGATCTGCGTACTGTTTTGGGTGCAGCCACACTTCAGTAATAAGTAGTAATTCGCAGTCTTTCATGTCCACCAAGACACCAGCAGACAAGTCCCTGCTGATCGGAAAGCCCGCGTCTTTCCCTGATCGCGGCATTGATTTCGAGACGTGCAAGAAGTACCGATACGGCGTGAGCTTCGAGACAGGAGAGCATATCGCCGACTACTGCGACTCCTCCGGCCGCACGGTAGCCCAGAAGGTTCGGGGCCCTAACAAGTCGTTCCGTTGGACTGGCGATCCGAAGAAGGCGGGCCTGTACGGCCAACACCTGTGGGGTGGAGGTGGACGGCGCCTAGTCATCACAGAAGGGGAGATTGACGCTCTGTCTGTGGCGCAGGCTCAGAGGCTGCGGTGGCCAGTCGTGAGCCTTCCGAATGGCGCCCAGGGAGCTGTACGGGATCTCGAAAAGCAAATCGAGTTCCTTGAGTCCTTCGACGAAGTTGTCCTGTGCTTCGATAACGACGAAGCCGGTCAAAAGGCCGCTCAGGACGTTGCTCAGAAGCTACGGATCACTCCTGGCAAGCTTCGGATCGCGACTCTTCCGATGAAGGACGCGAACGAAATGCTCGTCGCCCGGAAGTCGAAAGAGTTGGTAGAAGCTTTGTGGGGCGCCTCTCTGTACAGGCCCGACGGCATCATCAACGGTGACCAGCTCTGGGAACTTGTGTCCGCTCCTCTGGAGCGCGGGCTCGGGTATCCGTGGGAGTGCATGAACGAGCTGACGTACGGCCAGAGACTTCGGGAACTGGTGGTGTGGACCGCCGGCACCGGCATCGGTAAGAGCCAGTTCATCCGGGAGGTGGCGTACGATCTCGTCCAGAGACACAAGCAGAAGGTCGGGATCCTGTCTCTGGAAGAGTCTACCCGAGAAGCTGCCCTCGGGCAGATGAGCCTTCACGCAGGCGCGAAGCTGCATATCCCAGAAGAGCGTGACAAGCTGACGCCTGAAGCCCTTCGCGAGTCGTTCGATGCCACCATCGGTACAGGTGAGTACGAGTTCTACGACCACTTCGGATCGGTGACCGCTGAAGAGATCCTTCCGAAGATGCGTTACATGGCGGTCGCTTGCGGCTGTAAGTGGCTTATCCTTGACCACGTGTCCATCATGGTGTCGGGTACAGCCGCCCAAGGCGACGAACGCAAGAACATCGACGAGCTGATGACGAAGCTGCGGTGTCTAGCCGAGGAGCTGAACATCGGCCTGCATGTCGTGTCTCACGTCCGGAAGGCTTCGGAAGGGGCGTTCGAAGAAGGGAAGCCGATTAGTCTCACTGATCTTCGGGGCTCAGGGTCAATTGCTCAAATCGCCAACATGGTCATCGCGATCGAGCGAAATCAACAGGCGAACGGCCCAGCACGGAATCGGTCGAAGCTGCGGCTGCTCAAGAATCGTTTCGCGGGAACGACCGGACCGATGGGGGCTGTACAGTATACGCCTGAGGGCCGACTGATTGAGACTCCTATGGTGGCGTTGGCGAATGCTGTCGCCGCTGAGGATTCGAGTGGAGAGGAGTTCTGATGCGCCGCTTCGCTGTTCGTCGCGCACGAGATAGCCGAGGAAGGTTCACGGGCGGCGATGACGCCTGGATGCGCATTGGGAGTTGGGAGATCAATCTCTCTATACTCATAAATGTGTTGGTAGTTGTCGGATTTTTTTCTATGGTATTTTGGGCGTCGTCTGAAAAATGAGACTCTGTTTCGACCTTGAAACGACTCCGATTCCTGACGATCCGACCACCCTGCCGGCGGAGATTCACTGTATCGTCATCCGGGATGTTGACACCGACGAGGAAATTGTCGCAGTTGATGCTGACGAGAAGAAGGCGGCTGCGCACTATCTGATGCGGGCGGATCTCTTGATCGGCCACAACATCGATCGTGACTGGGAAAC